CTCATGCTTGCCTTGGGTGTAGAGCTCACTGTCAGACCGCTCAAGAAGCTCCCCGCTTCCTCATAGGCTCGCCTCGCGCAATTGGGGCTGCTGACTTCAAAACATTTAGCGACGCACAACGAAAAAGCCCCTGAAAGCTTTCGCTTCCAGGGGCTTTCTCTTGTATGGCGGAGAGATAGGGATTTGAACCCGCCCGAGAATCTCTATAGGCCTCCGGCGGCCGGCATAAATGGCTACTATGGCTTAAGCGGATGGCCTGCAAAGGCCTAACACGCCCTAAGATTTGCCCTAATTTTGCCCTAAAATTTAAGCGGTCAACCGAATGGTCGGGATCCAAAATGCTGCTAGCGCTCGCGGATGCCCATAGCACCATTCTTCTATCAAGGGCAAAAGCCGGCATGGGAGCGCCTCCGCAGTCGATCCGAAGCTGCCCTTCACCATGGCCGGCTGACGGCCAAGAGGAGGCAGGTGAATGCGCCCAGGAAGGTGCAAGCTCCAACTTGTTAGCCATTCACTAACACCTTGAGTCTCGCGAGTATGCTCTCGCAAAAAGTATTAAAACGAAGCTGTTGCTGCTCGTTATAGAAAAAAATCCCTTTGCTTCGTGTCGATGCCACTATCATCGCAGATACTGACGCAGTTATTGCACAAATAACATACTCTCGCTCTATTGCGTAGTGATCGGTATTAAAGTGAACAAGATTATTTCTAGATTCATTTAGCCAGTTAATCGCGTACCCGTCTATTCCAGACTGGCCATCAAAAAGCTTGCTGAATAATTCCATAAAGTAATCAAGGTGAGGATCAGGTAAATCCTCACTTTTTTCGTACGCCTCTAACCATATTTTTACGTGTCTCGGCTTCCACGTATCAAAGCCTACACTGCCTCGAAGCGCGATACACATAGAAGCCTGAAGGGCAGAATGAGCAGCGATGATTGCCCACTTCCAGGAGGTTGGACTCATTGGCTCCCTCTGAATCTGAGCAAAAAGTTGCTCGAGAGATGCTTCCAGATCAATAAAACGGTCGAACTCAATATAGCCTTTCATTTCGCTTCAACTCTTCCTTGACTCTTAATTAAGATCGGATACTCTGATGAGCGGCGCGCCAAACTCAAGAAATATTTAGTTTTTTCCCCCGCACTCTCGCAACCGCTATAGCATTTAAACGTCTGGGTGTTCGCTTTGAGTAGCTATCCGGTTCTCACGACTGGCTGATTCCTTGTCTATAGCGCCCGGATGGGTGACTCACAATGTCAAGGTATAATAATCATTAAACAGTCGTAATTCCGAATACTTGGGGATCAGCACAAAATATATGAGAATGGGCTTGGTACGCAGCTAGCACATTAAATCTCTCAAGCAACCTCATATCATTGTGATGATGCTGCGCCGAAAATTCAATACTGAAAGACCCTACTTGATCTTTCATATATGACGGAATCTCTACAAGGGTCTGCTTTGACAAGTTCAAAAAATTGAATGAGACAAACGCATTCCGATTTAAGTTAAAAAGAAACATATTATGATTGGGGTCTTGAGTCCCTTGGAGATAACCTGTATCAGGTATTGCGACTCTGCCGCCTACAACGTCGTCAAATGTTGAGACTATCGCATGTCCCATGTGACCCGTTGGCTCAAAAAACTTTTCGACGGAAGCTTCCAAAATACTTTTTGTGCCTCCAGGTGGGGTCATTAAAGCCAGAAACAGAATTTCCAGCCACTGGAAGTACTGATCACTCGTCACCCCGAACTCTTTGCAAACTTTAGCTAGGTGAGGCTTAGTGCCCGTGCGAATGTCGGAAAAGTCGGCCAGCAAATGAGGATCAGTTGGATACAACCCCAACAAACCTTTAAACATATCAATTGTTCGAGTAATCGAATATGGATTTCTTATCCACCCCATAAACTTTGCTTTGAATACTCGTTCAGCAGCACTCTTCAAAACCTTGCTTCCAGAATAGATCTTTGATTCGGAAATAAGGAGGTCAGCAGCTGGTGCCAGATCCACTTCAAAAGCCTGAAAGAAATCTTCTAGATTCTTTCTTAAAGATGAGCTTTTTACATCAAAACTGAAAAGATCATCGAAAGATAGATTATTCTGAATCTTGACCCCCTCAGCATTAGTCAGGCGGACAACACCATTTTCTCGATCGGCCACTTCAAACTTGTAGATTCGCTTCTTATGCTTTGGCCTGCTCTCATCTATACAATTACTGCGCTGCTCGGACTGAGATATGAAATGTTGATTCCTTGTTAGATTTTCCATAACCTCTCCTTGCTCCGGCGCCTCTTAATTAACTCAATAAACTAGCCACACCTCAAACCACGCAAGCCCATGAAAATAAGGGAGATTTTATTTACATCACCAACCAGTCTCTCTCAAGCGAAAGTAGTCACTGAGGCACCTGATTGGTCACTGCGTTAATTTCCGGCTACAGATTTTAATGATGTTTCAAAGTATTCGGTCCCGGTATATCCGAGGATAGCCCCTACCACGAACGCACCGTAAAAGTCCTCAAGAGTCACAAAGCCTTTAGTCGACTCTTGTCGAGATAACACAATAGCAAGAATCATGGCCATCACAATTATGCCCAACGCGCTAACAACAGCAGCTGCGACTGAAAAATCCGGTGAAAGAATACCGTTATTTAGTTGCCGCGCGAGCCATCCCAGTATGCCGCCTGATACTGCACCAAGAACAATTGATTTAACTGGTGGCTGAACAGAGACCGTCACGGGGACAACTTGGCTTCGGGGTTCATCACCAACCCGGAATTTTATAAGCGCGTAGAGATCGAGCACCTTCGGCTTTACAAATAGCCAGTGAGCTGTCTGAAGCTCGAACGAGGCCAGATCCTCTTGGTGGGGCGGAATTTCTCTCTCCTCACTAATACCATCCATTTCTACATTGGGATTGTCGAACACCACCTCGGCACCTTCTGCAGAATTTATATGGACGTTGTCGTTAGGCTTGAATGGGGTTTTCAAAGTGAGTTTTGATTTTGGCTCCATGTTTATATGAAAGTTACTTCCTCTTGGAGCGGGAAATTCAGCGGTAAGTGATCCGAAGCTAATCTCCGTCACTCTAAAGTTTGAAAACCCAGTAAGTAATCGCTGAATTAAACTTCGCTCAACATTGCTTTCGCCAGCCGAATCCGCCAGCCTCACTGCTTGCGAAGGCAGTAATGGCGCTGAGGTAGGTGCTTGAATAGACTCTATTACAACTTTTTCAGAAAATGGATTCCTGACAATCAAGCTCACAGTCGCAATAGTCCCCGCTACAATTGGAGGAGACTTAACCTCAACAGAAAGTAGCCCCTTAACTTTGGTTGTTTCCATTAATAGGCCTTTAGCCGTTTGCTAGATAATTCTGAGACTGTCCAGCCTGTAAATGGACAGCTAGTGCCAGCCTGCACCAAATTATTGTGGTAGCACATAGTTAGCAATTCATCGTGCTGGATAATTCCCGGTTTAGAAAGCTACTACTTTGCCATCATCTTGTCCAGTGACCGGTCCTGGCCCATTTCTGCCCTCCACGAAGCGTAGTATGGGGACGATAGCGGTCAATCATGCCAGAGGTTCCACTGACGCTTAGAGACCGATTAACAAATTTGATGAGCCAGATAACTTGCCTCAGAACTCGACGCTAAGCCCCTCTAAACCGGCCTCCTCTGCAAACTTCACCAGGGTATCCAGCTTCGCCCAGGTCTTCACCTGGTCGCGCTTGGAGCGCACCGGGATCAGCCGCGCCGTGGGGCCGCCGACGCGGATGCTCAATGTCCACTGGCTGCGGTCGTCTTCCCAGCGGCCGGCCACCGCGTCGCGCACCTGGCGGGTGCTGGCCAGTACGCGCAGGGTGTTCACATCCACCGCCTGGCCGATCACTGCTCGCGCTCCAGGGCCTGAAGGCGCTCGGTGGCGGCGGCCTCGATCAGCAGATAAAGGCGCTCGATGTGGCCGGCCGGGATGCCGTGGGTGACGGTTTCCAAGCATTCCACCATGCCTTCGGCGCGCGCCTGCGCGATCAGGCAGTTAGCCGGGCTGTTCGCTCGGTCGATATCCTGCAGGCGCCTGAGCAGCGCCGCCTCATACGCCCCCGGCACTACCAGCCCGGCCGGCAGTTCGCTTCCGTTACGCATAACGCTCCCCGGTGTCGCATTGCGACACGGTGGCAATCTCGAAATAGTCACCGCTCTCGGCAACCCCCTGCACCGCGCCTGCCAGTACGGTGCCGTCCGGCAGCACCAGGGTGGCGCGGGTGACGCCCGGGGCCAGCAGCAGGGCCACCCCCAACTGGCGGTCTACCAGCACCGACACCGGCGCGCCGGCGCTCGGCCGGCTGACCACCACATCGACGCCCGGGCGCTCGGCGCTACGGCTCAGGCCGGGTGCGACGCCATAGGTCAGGGTTAGATCGGCCGGCCCCCGGTAGGACAGGGATTCGCTCATGCCACTACCCTCAGGCGGCCACGGTCGGCGGCCTCATCGAACAGCCTACAGAGCGATTCACATGCCCCGCTGCATATTTGCCTGGCACATGAAAGCCCTTCGGCAAAACCCTTGCCCTGATTCATATGCTTGTCCAGCTCCGCCTCGGTGGAGGCGTTCAGCATTTCCATCAGATACAGGGCCACGCTGAACTGGGCGTTGTCTTCCAATCCCAGCGTTTTCAACGCGGCGGCCGAGGGGCCGAGCTCTGCTGCTTGGGCGGCATTCAAGGTCGGCAACATCATTGCGAGGTAGTTGGGGGACGGGTCAGGCACAGGCTTAGGCTCCGCATTTGCAGTAGGGGTGGGGTGCGCGTAAATCACTTTAGCGGTTTTGGTCGCCCATTTCCGTCGTTTTGGGAGTCACGGGCAAAAGAAAGGCCCCCGTACCTTTCGATACGGGGGCCTCGATTTAACGGAAAATCCGTTACGGAAAGCTCCGCTCAAATCTCCGTAATCATCCCTGTCGGGCTTCCGCTTCGGCCACCAACTGGCGCACCATTGCGACCAGCTTGACGGTGGTAGCCCGGTACTCAGCCGTCGCAGATTCGGCCAAGTCGAGCGCCGAACTCGCTAGGTCCTCATCATCGGACAGCGCTGCATCGAGCGCATTCGTGACCGCCAAGCCAGAAATATCCAAGGCGAGCAGCAGGTTTTTTAGAGGGGTGGCGTCAATTGTCAGCGGCATAACAACTCCTTGAATTAATGACGGCCCAGTGTAAGCGGATTGTGAGCAGCGTCGAGTCACCATGGTGGCATAATGAACGACTCATAATCTGCTCGGGCTGATTTAGAACAAGCCACCCAGCGACGATGGCTGCCAGTTCATGATTACCAGCTCACCAGTGAGCTCCGCCTTGCAGTGGCGCTGGTTAGCGGTGCTGTAGCGGATATCCAAGCCCTCAAAGTGGAACCCGTCGAAAACCCGACGAATGTCTGGGTGATCGTTGATGCTGACCATCACCCTGCCCTTGCACCGCCGCATAAAGTCCGCCATGCGTTCGTACTCCTCAAACGGAAAGTCCACACCGTAGCCGACGGTCTGCCAGTATGGTGGATCCATGTAGAAGAAGGTGTGCGGCCGGTCGTAGCGCTCGGCGCAGGCGAGCCAGGACAGGTTCTCGACGTAGGTGCCGGCAAGGCGCTGCCACGCGGCGGACAGGTTCTCTTCGATCCGTAGGAGGTTGATGGCGGGCCCAGTGGTGGCGGTACCGAAAGTCTGCCCAGTGACCTTCCCGCCAAAGGCGTGCTGCTGCAGGTAGAAGAACCGCGCCGCTCGCTGGATATCGGTCAGAGTTTCAGGACGGGTCATCTTCTGCCACTCGAAGATCTGTCGAGAGCTGAGCGCCCACTTGAACTGGCGCACGAATTCCTCCAGGTGGTTCTGTACCACGCGGTACAGCGTGACCAGGTCACCGTTGAGATCATTCAGCACCTCCACCGGGGCGGGCTGGGGGCGCATGAAGAACAATGCAGCGCCGCCGGCGAATACCTCGACATAGCATTCGTGAGGAGGAAAGAGGGGGATCAAGCGGTCGGCCAGGCGGCGTTTGCCACCCATCCAGGGAATGATTGGAGAGGTCATAGGTTTGCAAGTCTTTACTGTATGGATAGACAGGTGTTAGGCTCGCCGCGCTTTGTGCACAAGGCAGAGGCTGCGGCTGGACTTGCAGGAAGGGTCTGCGGGTTCGGCGGGCCGGGCTGGATGTTTGCGCATCTACCCGGCTCGCCTCTTTTCATTTGGTGACTTCGCGGACGTAGGCCTGGCAGGCCTGCAGTGCGATCAGTCCTCGATCACCGATGTCGGTGACGCCGATAATTCGTTGAGCATGCGCTGGGTCAAGTCGGGCGCGAACGGCTCCATGAACCACGCCTCCGGTGCCGTCGGTTTTTCGCACCCCACCGTCACCACCCGGGGCGGCAAAGGCTCCGGCGTCGACAAGGACTGACAGCCGCAAATCAGCAGTAGCCAGCCTGTCACGCAGGCGAGCTTGAATCTGTTGTGCATCGCTCATCTCCTTCCAATGTGTTTTGCCCTGCTCCTGCAGGCGTTCCTCCAGGTCTTTGCGCTGGCTTTTCTGCTCCGCCAACTGCTCCAGTGCTGCAGCTGCAGCCTCCTCCCGTTCGCGACCATAGATCCGATCCCTGTCTGCAAGCTGCTGGACATAACCTGTAGCCTGCTCAGCCAGCTGCTTTCCATACTCGCTGGCCTGCCACACCCAGGCCCCACGCCCGCCGGCATAGAGCCCGACCGCAACGGCCAGAAGTGCGATACGCCAATTCAGCGGCATTCCTGCAGCACCTCGAGCGCACGCTTGTAGAGCGCCTGGCGATCCTTCAACCCATTCAGGCCACCATTGATACGGCGGGTGATCAGCTCGAACACCGAGTCATCGGCCTGCAGCACCTTGTCCGCGAAGCTATTGAGTCCTGCCCGCTGCCAGTACCAACCGGCGGACAGCGAGGCGTAGACCGGCTGCTCGAGCAGGTCGGGGGTGTTGAGCAAGCGACTGTCACCGAACAGCGCTTCGCTACAGGCCTCATAGTTGTCGCGGCCGGTGATCTGAATGAGCCCACGGCCACGGTACCGCTGACCATCGCCATCAGCCGCCGGGGTGTTGCCGAGTCGCTCCGCGAGCCGCCCGGTGTCGTACTTGGCCAGGTAGGCATCG